GACAATTACTTCGATATTCTCCACCAAAAGCATCATATGCTGTAACCTCAAGTGGTTCAGGAACATTTATAGTAATTGCCTCTCCTGTATTTCCTGTAGCATTTTCTACATCACTTCCTGTTATAGTGTATTCCCATAAAGTTGACACACACGCAGGAGGTTCTGTTGTAGTGGTTGTTGTACTTGTATCTTGTACAGGATGACATCCTGCTCCAATAGGATAGGCTAAAATGTCTTCTGGATTATAACTAAGAGAACCTTCACAAACACATATCTGTATAGCTTGATCTCCTAATATTTGGTAATCACTATATACTACACCATAACAATCTGTCCAACTATACAGTTGAGGAACAGATGTAGTGTTGATTAAAAGATATGTTACACAAGGATTACAAGTGAAAGGAAGAATTGTTGTTGTGGTGGTGGTGGTGGTAGAACATTGTGCTACTACCTCACATATATAACTTTCACATAGAAATGTATCTATTTTTTGAATAACCACTGTAAGTGTATCACATGTGTTTATTCCAGAACAAGGAAGATTTGCTCCTGAATATACAACATCATCAGTGGTTATTTTTTTTACTCCACACTGATAGTTTGTATTACATCCTTTAGGATAGACTACTTTGGTTGAATAACACGGTGTTCCAGGATTACAAGACATTTATAATTAATTTATTTAAACTAAGGAATATACATTATATAATAACAAGCTAATACAGGTTGAATATTAGGATGTGAAAGACCTGTTCCTTTAGGACCAACGACTGTTGTTGTAGCCACTGTTATTCCAGTTGTACTAGTTGTAGTTTGATTATTTTGAGGAGTAACTTTAGATAATCCTATAGTTCCAGAACTAGTAAGACCACCATTATTTATTTGTCCAGCAGAATGAAAGTGACCAGGATCTGTTACAACACTTGTGCTAGTTGCACTATGGTCATGAGAAGGAATTTGATTTGTTGTAAGTGTTACTGTGTTAGTTCCATATATTTGATTTAATATATAGTTTATGTTACCAGGGAATGCAGGATCTACATTTGGATTAAATGCACCACCACCAGTGACAGTGGTTACACCAACAGGTGTTCTTCCTCTTTTATCATGAGTGCCATTAGCTCCATTACATAAATATATATGTTCCCAACCAAGTCCAGTAATTCCAATTCCAGCTGCATCAAAGTTTGCTAAAGTTCCATAATATTCTACCACTGTATAAGGAACCATTTTTTTATATTGTTCTGGAGTGGTAGGAATAGGAGTTATACAAGCATCAACAAGTGTGCATAAATCAGCAAGTTTTACATAATTAGTATTAACATCAAGAGTGAGTGCTGTTAATGCTACATCTATTGAACAAAGTTTTGTTATTACAGCTTGTAAAATAGCATGTGTTCCAGAAGTTGATGTAACACCAGTTAAACAACCCACTGTATAAGGAGCTTCAATAACTGCAATGTCTGCAACAATAATATCAATTTGATCTTGAAGATCACAAGCAGCTTTAATTAAAGCATTGAATAAATCAACAGCTGTAATATCTCCACAATCAGGAAGATATTGTTGAACTAATGCACATATTATAGCAGGATCAATATCTGGTTTAATTCCTGTTCCATTTAATGTAGATGTAAGAAATTCAATCAATGCTTGTTCAACATATGATAGAGAATCTCCAGTTTGAATACCAAGAACAGGAATATTAACTCCTGTATATTTAACACATTGATCAGAAATAATTTCTGAACATCCATTATAACAATTTGAACAAGACATTTATTTTTATTTTTATTTGTGTATTAATAGTTTTACTCTACTTGCAATCATTTCTAATGAAATATCAGTGTTACAATAATTACCATAATCTATATTACAAGCTCTATATAATAGAATTCTTTTATAGTTTATGAGATCAAAAGTCACTTCACTTTTTATAGAACGATTTAAAGAAAATACTGTATTATTATATAGATTATTTGCAAGTTCTGCCAACTTACAATTAATATCTGCAAGTAAAGCAGGAATACTAGAACAATCTACACAATTTGTAAGTTTGGGTAATAACATCTTTTATTCTTTTTGTGCCTTTAGTTAATGCAGCATTACAAGCTGCACAAAGGCCATTAATTAATTGACAGCCACAACCAAATTTTGCTCCACAATTACGACAATTTGCCATTTTAAGAAAAATTAATTATATAATTATTTCCAAAACATTGACAACCATTTCTCATAAAATTATTTAACATTTTACTTGCTTGGTTGTAAAGTTTATTTGATTCAATTATTGCACAGTTATTAGCTGCAGCAATTGCTCCTTGTATAAAGAAATATATACTGGTTAAATCCACCTTAGATTGAGTTTTAATAGCTCTATCACATTCCATCATATCTAATTGCATAAATGCATTATCAAACTTTTCTTGAAGTTGTTCTACACGAATAATTGTTCTCTCTACATAATTTATATATGAAGGAGTGACAGAATATCTTAAATAGTAAACACCATCAGGAAGAGGTAATAGAGGCTGACCAATACTAGTTATACCAAGTGTTAAAGATGTAAAAACATTAAAATCATTAGGTATGAAAGGGAGAGTGATTTTTCCAAAACCTGGAACAGTTATTTCAATAGTGGGAGAAGTAATGATAGGAGAAACAGGATATGTAGAAATGTCAGCAATACCTAATGTTAATACATTATATGTAGGAATTACTAATATGTCTAAATTTAAAGCTGCCATGTTATTTAAAATAAATATGCCAGAGGATTTTGAGATTTAATCCTCTTTCCCTCTGGCATAGGTTATATGATATTATTTATACCTCTTACTTATTAAGGAATCAAAGTGGTAGTTGTTGATGTACTTGGCAACACGGTTGTTGTGGTTGATGTAGTTGTTACACATGTATTATCAAAACTTATTGTACCTAAAGCAGCATTTAGTATAGCACTAACAGTAGTTTCAGCACCAGATCCTGCTTCAACAGCAATTATTACCGTTGAATCTTCCATAATGTAATCACCCCACTGATATGCAGACTTATCATACTCATTAAATCTAATATAAAAAGTATCATATGTAGTACCAGAACTAACCCAACTTTCAAAGTTTTCATTATATCCAACCATTCTGTATAAATGTTTCAAATATCCAGCTTGATAAGAATAAAAGTTTTTCTCTAATTGAGCAATCTCTGCAGATGTACCTGTAGCATAAGATGCACGTTGTATAATTACAGCATCAGCAACTGTGTTACAATTATCAGCAACAATAAAGTCAGCTGTAGTAGCAGGTCCACTGTATACAAATGTACGGAAATACATTCTGTCATATTCGAAAGGAAATGCTGCAACATCACAAGGTTGACCATAAGCAGTTAAAGGCTTACCAGTTATACGCAAGATGGCACTAGCATTATTACCAATTCTTTGAAATTGATAAAAAGTGTTAAATGAAATATTATCAGGGTTGTTACCTGGAGCTTGTTGTGTCAATTTAATAATAAATTGATCAATTAAAGCAGGAACATCCACATTAGTACATGGATCACCACCACAATCACAACAAGGTGCTTGAACAGTTACACTACGAGTGAAACCATTAAAATACAATGTGTCAATGTAAGAAGAGTGTGCACGTAAAGTTAATGTTACAATATCACCACATTGTACAGTCCAGTTATCAACGTCTGTCACTTGAGTGGCAGGGGTAGGACAACCAGCAACTTTATAAAGTTCTGTTACATTTGAACTACATCCAGATCCAGAAGGACATCCTTTGATCTTATCAGATCTTTTAGATCCTTGAAGATAAGTGTTCACTCGTCCTTGTGCTACGTAAAAATAAGGAGATGCTGCAATATTACCTGCAGTTGCAACAGTGTAATCGCTTCTGAAGAATCCTACTTCTCCAGCTGAAAGGTCTTGCGTAGAACCGCTATTGGCAATTGAAGTACCAACAGGAACCACGAAGAGGGTTGTTAATGAAAAATCGGCCATTTTGTTATATATTTAAATGTTAAAAATTATTCGTTTGTTTGAATTCTATATGTTGCACTTTGAACAGCACTTGAATTTTCTGTATACATTGCTAGATTTTGAACTGTTAAATCAAGAAGTTCATCTTCTAAGTATAATTCTAATTCACAATCTTGATCAAATGATGGCTGACCATCTAACATTATATATCCATCTTTATTAATGTACTGAGGATATCTCATATACATTATATTAATTGTTTTTGGTATAAATGTACCATCAGTGAATATACTTATTTCATCAGAAGAAAGAAAGTTAAATGTTTCTTGATATTCAAAAGAAGGTTTGTAATGTGTATTATTCAGAATAAACTGAAGATCGCTATGTTTAGCAAGATCTCTGTTAATCCAAATTTGTCTATTCTTGCATCTTCCTTTATCAGCCACTACATAACTATCTACATAGAACATGTATTTAGGAACTAATTGATGAATATTTGCACGCCATTGATTTAATTCTACATTTAATAATGTTAAATCTAATGGTTGATTATTATAATTAATCACTAAACTCTGTAAGTCTTCATAACGCTTTTTAAATGCGTCCATGCCAAGACCAGAATTTGTACTTTGACCATCAACCTTTTGTTTTATAAGCTTAATCTGAGCTTCATTTAAAGCTAGGATTTTATCTTCTAGTTGAATCTGTTGATGTTCATTGCTTGATAGTTTATTTAGTTTCTGATCTATTTTATATAATAAACTGTCTACAGGTATCATGTTATTATTTTAAAACTATCTCCTTACATAGCAGCTAGTTTCTTAGTTTTTAATTTTTGTTCAAGAGTGATTAGTTCATCTTGGTTATCTTCATCAGCTAGAAACTTTACTAAATCTTCTTCATCTTTAGCAACTTCAAAATCTCCTTCATAAACTCTACCGTTAGGTTTTTGTCTATATACTGAATGTGTAATTGATTGTTTTACAAGATCTTTGATATGTAATATGTTTTCTTTCATATCAGCAAATCTACCAAACACTTCAACAGGATTTAATCCTTGGTATTTACCATTTTTAAATTCAGTTTGCTTAAGAGCATTATCAACTAAATTATATACTAATTCTTCTTTACTATTATCTGTTACAGGAAGTCCTAATAATCTTGCCACTTTTCTTTTCTTCTCAGGAGACATTGAATCAAACTTAACAATTGCTTTATTAATAAGTTGTTTCTTTTTAAAGATCACCTTATTTTCAATCTCATCATCTGCTACATAAAATTGTGAATCTGCTGGGTATTCACCTCTCTCCCATGCTTGATAGCTAGAAGCAATTGTAGGATGAACTCTTAACCATGAAAAAGCTAATTCTTGTAAAGGATTTCCTAAATCAAAATAATTATCACCATCCATTAGTTTTACAGATTGTACATGTAGTACATCTTCTGTTGATGTTGAAAGTCCGTAGTTCCAAAATGGAGAACGAGATCCTAAGTTTACATCTCCTAAGGCAGATTCTAGTTTTGTTTTAAGTTCTGATACACGTTCTATTTCTAGTTCTTTTTCAGTAGGATCTTGAATTCTTTTAATATAAGCAGCATTCACATCAAGACCTGTTCTATATTGACCATCTAATTCCTTGTAAGGATATTTAAATACCCCTGTTCCAGGAATTCTTGTCATACCTTTTTGTGCAAGACCAGCATCCATTGTTTGCAATTGCGAATTACTATACTCTTTCCTAATTGTAGAGATTTTTCCTATTCTAGCCATATGTAGTTGTTTTTATTTGGTTTATTTGCAGATGGTTCCCATTGAAGGAAACACAATGAAGCATAAAGCCTATCTGTCCATCTGTGTAGAAGACTCCCCCACTTGGAGGTGGGGGGAAAGTCTTCTGGTTTTTTTATGCAAAACACCATTGGTGTCAGTCTAAGAACACTCTTCTTAGAGAGGCATTATTAGAATTGAGGAATCTCTTCGATCAATACTGTTCTAGATAAATCTTCAATGAATACATCACAACGATCTTTCATCCAAATTTCATATCCTGGGAATTTATTAGCACTAGACA